GGCGGCCGTCTTCGGGGTGTCTATGATGAGTGTACCACCTGAAAGCGTCTGTACCTGCTGGCGGATGAAAAGAGTGCGCTCTTCGAGGTCGACGTCGCACCAGCGAAGCCCGAGCAGCTCCCCGCGGCGCATGCCGGTATTGATGGCCACAAGAAGAAAGAGTGCATAGGGCTTTAGCTTCGGATCTGACTCTGCCAGCTCCATCATCTTCTTAAGCTCCTCGCTGGTAAAGATCCCTTTCTCCTGCCTGATGACGCGGGGCGGCTTCACGAAGGTGACTACGTTTTTTCTGACCATCCCCAGCTCCCATGCCTTCTGAATGGCACCATGGAGCAGCACATGGAGCTTCTTGGCACAGTCGGGCGTCAGGGCATTGTAGAGCTCCTGAAGCATGGTGGGCGTCAGCTTCTGCAGAGAGATCCCAGCGAGCGGCAGCGCTTTGTTTGCAGTGAATAGATAGCGCTCATACGTCAAAGGTTTTACCGTGGGCTTCTTGTATGTTCCCAGCCATTTGATGAGCCATTCGCCCAGAGAAATGGCGGAGGGCGCTACGAAGGATCCATCATGCGCGGCGAGACGCATCTTCTGTGTCCATGCCAGTGCCTCATCGCGGCTAAGAAACCGCTTCGAATAGCGGCGGCCATCCACGGAGACAAAGGCGCGCCACCGCTGCCGTGATTCTTCCCAGTGAACCGTTCCTTCTTTGTATCGTCCCGGCATAGCGAGCTCCTTTCTCCCACCTTGCCAGCATGTCTTTAGTTTCAAAAAGTAGGGAAATTGAAACTAAGCGATGAATCAGAGAGCCTTTAGTTTCAAAAACGGCCATTTTTGAAACTAAATTATATGAAATAGGAAACCGTAGGGAAAATAGGAAAAATTTGCACCGTCCAAACGCGTCCGGCCAGTTCAGGGGCGATTTGGGTGGGCGGTTGACAATTTATTTCTTTTCGAGGGAAATCAGACGCGTATCCGCTTCCAGCTCTGCTAAATCTTCGCGGTCGGCGGCGGCGGCATCCGACTTCTTACGTCGCGCGTCGAACGCCGTATAAATATCATTCACGCGCTCTTCCATCTGGCGGTGGGACACCTTGCCCGATGATGCGAGCAGCGGGACGTCATGATCCTCGAGGAGCTTGTCCACAGAAGAACGCCAGAAGGGAAGCGTCAGATCTTTGCGGCGCTTTACGCGGAATTCAGCACTTTCAAGGAAGATGGTTACCAGGCGGTTCAGCGTATCCAGTTCATCCGCCGTGAGATAGTTCTTGGCGGTGTAGATATCCTTGCGGCGCACGATGCTTCCCTGCCAGGAGGTCAATGCCATATTCGGCTGCGAGGCGTCCGCACGAGAAAGTATCAGCTCCGCAGCGGTCTTGCCGGTGACGCCGTAAATCAGCTTATTCTGCGTTTCGGCAAAGAAGAGCATGGTCGCCCGGTCTGTCTTGTCATAGTCAGAAGAGAGGGCGAAGAGGTCGCGAAGCTTCTGATAGAACCGTTTTTCACTGGCGCGGATATCCCGAATCTTTGCGAGGAGTTCGTCGAAATAGTCGGGGCGTCCATCTGGATTCTTCAGGCGCTCGCTGTCGAGGACGAACCCCTTCTGCAGGTATTCTTTCAATGTGGAATTGGCCCACCGTCGGAACTGAGTGCCTCTGGGAGAGCGGACACGGAAACCAACGGCTAGAATCATATCCAGGCTGTAAAGCGCAACGGGCTTATCTGAATTTGCAATTTGCAAAAAACGCAAATTGCTTTTCTCATTTAGTTCGTTTTCTTTGAGAATATTTGCAATGTGTCTGGAAATAGTAGAAACGCTACGGTCAAACAACTCAGCTATCTGCGCCTGAGTACACCACACAGTACCATCCTTAGCAATCAGGCTGACCTTAGCCCGTCCATCATCGGTGTTATAAATAATGAAATTGTCCATATGATTTTCTCCAACAAAAAACGCCTTCCCACATGGAGAAGGCGCCGTACTGGTCCCCGTAGAGATACCAGCACTCCTACCTCTCCATTATACCATTTTTCCATCGTCGGCGAAATGGTACTTGAAACTACTTGCAGCCAACTTGCAGCTCTTTTTTTATTTGCCGATCATTTGCCGAGGCGGAGGAGGCGAGCGAGTTCACGCCTGTCCTCTTGCGCGCTCACGCCACCTTGTCAGCATGCCTTTAGTTTCAAAAAGTGGGGGAAATTGAAACTAAGCGATGAATCGGAGAGCCTTTAGTTTCAAAAATGGCCAATTCTGAAACTAAATTAGATGAAATAGGAAACCGTAAGAAAAATAGGAAAATTTGCGCTGTCTGAAAGCACCCGAGCATGTCCTATTTCGCGTTTTCGTCTCAAAGTATAAGAAAAGAGGTCTCTATAACAGAGACCTCTTATAAACGAAAAATCGGGAACATGTCGTAACACGTCCCCTGCAAAACGACTAAATCGTTTTCAATGTATCTACATTATACATTTGTATAGGGGTCCTGTCAATAATCTTTGAAAAAGTAAATAACCATTTTTGCGCAAAAGCGATATGCGTTGTATATGTATTGGTTAGAAGAGAAATATTCTTTATGTTCACGCATTCTTTGGAAGAATAACCGATAAAGGCCACGTTTTCGCTTTCTTAGGAGCCCGTCACTCTTGACATTGGAAGTGTACCAATATAGCAATACGGCAAAATCATGGATAGGGCGGATAGATAAATACTTCAGCCTGGAAGAAGTCGAAATAGTTGGGATTTGTGAAATCACCTGATTAATATCTTTAACCGATGTATGCTTCGCTCCATGAAGTTTATATATAAGGCAGTTGCTGTGAGCAGAAGCATTTCGCAAATTACGGATAGGATAAAGCAAATTGGATTTCGGTAGAGTGTCCCTCGTTGGGCACATCTTAGAATAAAATTTATACAAGTTGACAAGCTCGCCAAAACTAATCAATTCACAAAATGCATAAATCGGATAATCTGACGACTGCTTATACTTATATATCAAATCACTAGCATAACTACTATTAGCTTGTTTTAGTAAATTTTTCCGGATATCCTTAGAAGGATCGAATTTATTGATAAGCGTATAGCCGTCTTCATAAGGATTATCTGCAATATCCTTAATAAGGAGTAGCTTGATATGATGTTCAATATCTAGGCACATCTGTAAAATCAAATAGCGAAGATGCATATCAATGATAGCAAGTTCCTTCAAATAGGCAAATTCAAGGTTTTCATATTGTCCTGCAAACTGTCCCCTTTGGCGTTTGGTATAATTATTGCGGTAGGACGCCAGCTTGAAGAAGTAATTATTATGCTCTAAATATTCAGAGGCACTTTGCTCATTCGTAATATTAAACTGTATGCCTTTGTTCTTCATATGCATTATTAAATCTTGAGTGGATAATAACTGTTTCAAAATATCACATTCCTCTCGTTCAGAATACCCCTTTATCCAATCCCCCTATACAGGAAATACCTTTTTTCGCCTATGGAAATAAAGGTATCCGAGGCAGTTGTTGCAAAATTTACACCAACTCACACCTAGACCATTTTCGCGACCTCACGAAAATGGTCTTTTTTTACTGCTTAATCACTGAATACTTCGCCACCGCCAGCCCGATGATCTGGATCGAATCGCAGTTGTCAGAATTAAAGATCATCGGAGGATATTGCGGGTTCATTGATACGAGGGTGCAGCCGTCTGGATTTTTATAGAAGCGCTTCAGGGTGGCGTCATCGTCGATACGGACGGCGGCGATCTGGCCGTCATCCACGATGGGCTGGCTGCGGATGAATACGACGTCACCATCATGGATGTCGGCACCGATCATGCTATCTCCGCTTACCACAAGCCCGAAGTCTGCGTGTACGCCAGTATCACATGGCAGAAAGGCTTCTATATGCTCATCCGCCAGAATCGGCTTTCCGGCGGCGATCTGCCCGATAATGGGGACCATGCGTCTTTCAATGGGGACAATGTTTTTGAGGGCAAAGGGGTCTGTTTTCGGGATCGCCGAAGAGTCATCTCTCCCGGAAAGCCATCCGGGATTTACGCTTAACGCTTCAGCTATCAAATATATCTTGTCTTGCTTTGGCTCGTACCTGTTATTTAGGTAATCGGAAATCGAAGACGCCCTTATCCCAGTCCTCTTAGAGAGTTCTGCTTGAGTTATCCCTTTTTCATTCATTACCTGTTTCATCCTTTGAATTAGTTTCTGGTTCATATGCTTCACGCTCCTATTAAAAAACTATTTATTCATATCATAACTGAGCTTATTCCATAAGTCAACGGAAAAACGAAGGAAATAAACGGAAAGCCGTTGACAAGATGCATGGAAGAGTGTATTATAATCACAGATACGGAAAACCGTACACCGAAGAAGGTGATATTCAATGCCGGTGAAATTTAACTATGCTTCTTTAAAAGGGTTCATTAAAGAGCACTTTGGAACAAATCGAAGATTCGCAAAGTTTCTTACTATCAGTGAAACTGCACTTTACGATCGACTGGCGAACCGAACTCCGTTTACTCAAACGGAAATGGATCGAGTGTCTGATCACTTTGCATTAAACGCAGAAGAAACATCGCGTCTTTTTTTCACCAAGAAAAATACGGAAAACCGTATTTAAAAACAGGAAGGAGGAAAGCATGAAAAACAAGCGCATGATCATAGCACTGAAGCCGCGCAGCATGGGAGAGCTGGCAGGGTGGGATCTATTTCTTTCTGAATACCTGCAGCAAGGCCTTTCCGGCGGAGGAGATTTTCAAATCACCATGGACTACAAAGAAGGCGATGGCCTGACAATGCAACTCGTAAAGGGTGACAAGAAGCTGAAAGAGACGCACATCAGAAGGGAACCGCTGGACATAGCAGCCAAAGTGCTGCACCATGCCGCAAGGTTCACCCTGGTGGCACAACGAAGAAATGAAAACCCCAGCATTCTGCTGGCACAGGATACTGGGGTTTGGGTTTCCAAGGACTCTATCGAGGTTGAAGCGGTGTCACTTGACACCCAACCGGCGGACTGAACACCGTGGAAAGTTCGGGTTCACCATTGGTGACGAGTAGTGCATAGGTGCGAGGTTGCTGAAGAACGATGTCAACGAAATCGTAGGATGCATGCAGTTGGTCATAAACCTTTCTCGCACCTTCCGGCGTCATAGCTGTGCAGTCAATCAGATAGTGGTAATTCCGCAAGGTATAGCGAAGATTCATATTTCTCACCTCCTTCCTATAGAAATTATAGCAAGAGAGGGGAACAAGAGTGGGAAATAAAACAGGGGAGGACTATATGAAAGTGTTGAAAGATCCAGACCAGGTACTGCAGATCATGACCAGAAAGCTGAACGAGCTTCGCAAGAAATTCGACGAGGCGGACGGAGAAGAAGCCTCGGAGATCAGCGGGCAGGAGGACGCGATCAGCAGCATCGCTTTTCACATTCGCCACGCGATCGAGGACCATGGCTGCTTCGGGGTGGAAGACATGGCGTGTGTCTATGAATACGTTGACGACGCTAAAGAAAAAGACC